TCTTCCGATCTCTCCCTGACACAGTCCGAGACGATGCTGGATAGTCCTTTTAAGACCCGACCTAATCCAAGTCGATGACAAATAAACCCAAGAAGTCCAAAGCCTTACGAGGGGCGCTCAAACCAAGGCTTCACAGCCCATGGTTAAAGGGCGAAACTAAGGGCACACAGATCTCAGAGCTTGCTGAGCGTATTGGTCAGCCTTTGCTCGACTGGCAGAAGCTGATCCTTGATGACATGTGTACAGTTTCTAAAGATGGGATGTTCATCCGTAAGACAAACCTCCTGCTCATTGCTCGTCAATCAGGAAAGAGCCATCTAGCGCGGATGCGCTGCTTAGCAGGGCTGTTTATGTTCGGTGAGAAGGACATCCTGATTATGTCCTCAAATAGAGCTATGGCAATGAAGTCCTTTAACATCATGGCAGACATCATTGAGCGTAATGACTGGATGAGGGCACAGCTCAAGGATGGAGACCCTAAGAAGGGCATTAGGCGTACTAATGGCGATGAGCGCATCATCCTTGCTAATGGAGCACAGCTTGAAGTAGCAGCAGCGACATCCGATGGAGCGCGTGGTCGTACGGCAGACTTTCTTTGGATCGATGAGTTAAGAGAGGTCAGTTCTGCCGCAATGGACGCTGCTAAAAGCGTAACGCTCGCAAGAATGAACAGCCAGCGTCTATTTACTAGCAATGCTGGTGATGCGTATAGCACCGAGCTTAATTCGCTACACGAGGCTTGCAGAAACTATCCACCCAAGAGCCTTGGTTACTACGAGTATTCAGCACCTGACTTTTGTGACATCTGGGATAAGAACGCATGGGCGATGGCTAACCCTTCTATGGGGTATCTCATTAGCGTAGAAGCCATTGAGGAAACAATTGCATCATCTACACCAGATGCAGCTCGCACAGAGACCTTGTGTCAGTGGATCTCGGCGTTAAATTGCCCGTTCAGTACTGAGATCCTAGAAAACAGCTCAGACTCAGAGCTTGAAATGTCAGTTGGTGCTTATACCATCTTTGGCTTTGATGTCTCACCTTCTAGGCGTAACGGATCACTTGTGGCTGGTCAATTGCTTCCCGATGGTCGGATCGGTATTGGCATCCTAGAGACTTACAGCTCACAGGTAGCAATCGATGAGTTAAAGATGGCTGCTTCTATCAAGGCATGGGTAGATCTATACAAACCAAGGATGGTCTGCTTTGACAAGTACGCCACTCAGACTATTGCGGATCGGTTAATGAATAGTGGTGTTGTCTGCGAAGATGTCAGTGGGCAGCAGTTCTACAAAGCCTGTGGAGACTTGCTAGAAGGCTTGACTAACCTCAGAGTGGTTCACAATGGCATGAAAGAGCTTGTGGAGCAATTTCAGAACACGGCGGCAAAAACTAACGACTCAGCGTGGAGAATTATCAAGCGCAAATCTTCTGGAGACATTAGCGCACCGATTGGACTGGCAATGTGTGTTTCCAAGTTGATGATCCCTCAGCCTAAGCCACAGATTTATACTTAGACACGCCCTAGCATGTTGTCTAATTACTTGACAAATGCTACACTTTATGACTATGGGTCTATTTCGCAAAACTGAAGCAACACTACCAACGGAGAAGCCTTCCATCATTGCGCAATACGCACCCCAAGTTTTAAGTACTCCGCTCCTTACCTCTATTGTCCCAGCCCAGTCAATGACTCGCGAGCTAGCTCTAGAGATTCCATCTGTTGCTCGTGCGCGTAACTTAATTTGTGCAACGATTGCAGCAATGCCATTGGAGCTTTATCGCAAATCAACTGGCGAAGAATTAGGAAAGCCAGTTTGGTTAGATCAACCATCTTTTAACCAACCGCGCGCAGTAACGATAAGCTACACAATCGATTCATTGCTTTTCTACGGGTGGGCTATCTGGAAAATTGTAGAGCGCTATCAGGAAGATGGACGCCCTGCTCGCTATGAGTGGATTCCTAATCAGCGAGTGACTGCTTACTATGGTGATTCAGAAGGTCATTACATTGAAGGCTATTACATCGATCAGATTTTTTATTCCAATAACGATGTAGTCACATTCCAATCTCTTAATGATGGAATCCTTACAACTGGTGCTCGTGTATTGCGTGGCGCACTTGACTTAGAAATTGCTAGCACTATCGCAGCCTCAACTCCACAACCCGCTGGAATATTGAAGAACACAGGCGCTGACCTTGATCCTAAGGAAGTGCAAGGATTACTTGCAGCTTGGAAAACCGCTAGAACTCAGCGCAATACGGCCTATTTGACTTCCACTCTTGAATACCAAGCCACATCATTCTCACCTAAAGACATGATGTATAACGAAGCAAAACAAGAATATGCAACTCAGATTGCCCGCTTAATGAATATTGATGCTTTTTATTTAAGCGCAGATGCTAACAATTCAATGACTTATTCAAACTTGTTAGATTCCCGTAAGCAATTTGTTTCACTGACTTTGCAGCCATTCATTACAGCTATTGAGGATCGTTTATCAATGAACGATGTTACAGCCAATGGCAACGAGGTGCGCTTTGACTTAGATAAGTCATTCCTTCGCGCTAATGCAATGGATGACTTGCTAGTAATTGAAAAGATGCTTTCACTTGGTCTCATTACAGTAGAGCAAGCGATGGAAATGACAGACCTAACACCTAACGGAAATGAAGGACTATAATGGAAAACCAGATCCTTACCTTCTCGGCTGAATTGACAGCCAATGTTGAAGAGCGAACAATCTCAGGCAAGATCGTGCCAGTTGGCACAGGAGAAATTGGTTCAACTTCAGCAGGACGAGTTGTATTTGAGAATGGAAGTATCGAACTTCCAACAGACCCTAAGAAGGTCAAGCTACTTAATCAGCACAATACAAAAGACCCACGAGGTCGCGCAATCTTTTTTAATGAGGTGCCTAACGATGGAATCTATGCAACATTTTCTGTAAGCAAGAGCGACAAAGGTACTCAAAGTTTAATCATGGCTGAAGAAGGCTTGGTCTCAGGTCTTAGCGTAGGCGTTGAAGTAACAAAATCTAAAATCAAGTCAGGTGTTATGCATGTCATTTCATCTAGAATCCTTGAAGTCAGTTTGGTGACAGAGCCAGCTTTTAAGTCAGCTCAGGTCATCGATGTAGCAGCCGAGGAAACTCCAGAAGCTGTAGAAGAAATCCAACCAACAGAAAGCGAGCAAACTGTGGAGCAAACTCCAGAGACAGTTGCAGCACCAGTAGAAGCAGCGGCTGTAGAAGCTGCTCGCCCAACTGTGGCGGTAACTAATGTGCGTGAGCGCATCGCACCAATTTCATCAGCAGACTACCTAGGAGCATCCATCAAGGCTGCTCTAGGTGACAACGATGCTCGCCGCATTGTTGAAGCAGCAGATGATTCAACAGCAACAAACACTGGTCTAACTTTGCCAGCACACTTAACAAACTTCATCACAACAACATTCTCAGGACGCCCTGCATTTGATGCAGTAACTCGTGCTGGTACTGTTCCTCAGCTATCATTCACAGTCCCTAAGATGGGCACAGCACCAACTTCAGCAGTAGTTGCAGAAGGTGGCGCACCATCTGAGACAGGAATGACATCAAGCTACGACACAGTTACAGCGAGCAAGTACTCATCGATCAACCGCGTGAGCTTTGAGCTTCTAGATTTTTCAAACCCTGCATTTGAGACTTTGCTTCTCAATGAAATGCGCAAAGGCTACGAGAAGGCTACAGACGAGGCTCTCATTGCAGCTTTCACTGCATCTGGTACACAGGCAACTGGCGTAGCGGCAACAGCAGCAGGATTGCAGTCATTCATTGCAACACAGTCAGCAGCAGCTTACAAGGGAACAGGCGGAGATTACGCTCGTAAGCTTGTAGCCTCTACAGACCAATGGGCAGCCATCCAAGGCTACGCCGATACAACTGGACGCGCTCTATACAACGCACAGGGTGCAACATACAACGCATCTGGTAATGCAACAGGTTCAAGTGTTGTCGGATCGATCCTAGGCACAGACCTTGTAGTAGACCACAACATTTCTGTTTCAGGTGTTGTCGATGAGTCAGCGTTCTTGGTTGCTCCAGATTCAGTTTATGTCTGGGAGTCACCAACAACACAGCTTCGCGTAAATGTTTTAACTTCAGGTGAAGTTGAGATCAACATGTACGCATACCTTGCAATCTATGTTGCAAAGGCTGGCGCAGGTGTGCGCCGCTTCAACCTATCCTAATAGGTAACTAAGTACGCTCTGAGGGGTAGTAGCCCTCTACCCCTCAGAGTCTTTAGAAAGGAATCGCATGGCAATCACAACAGTCGCAACTCTTAGAAGCACTTTAGGAGTTGGCACATTGTACCCAGACGCGACCCTTCAATCTGTCTGTGATGCTACAGATCTGATTCTTCTTCCAATGCTATGGAATAACAATTCTTTCAACAATGGGCACAGCAACACAACAAACACAGGGACTCTTTACTTTGATGAAGTAGTTACAGAAACTTTTTATGTAGGTCAGACAGTTGTGATTAGCGGCAACGGATCTAAGCACAATGGAAATAAAACTATTACTGGCGTTGGTGAACGCACTATCACTTATGCAATTACAGGCAATAACAACACAGCCGCTCCATTTCACCCAGTAAATCCTTATGGACAAGTGGCAGCAGAAACTTATGTCGATTGGTCTTTAGATGAAGCTGTAAAGAACGCTGCCCTAATGGTCAGTGTCGAGATCTGGCAAGCCCGTACTGCTACCCTTTCGGGCAGTAACCTTGTCGATTTCCAGCCATCCCCCTATCGGATGTCAGCACAATTGCTGGCAAAGATCAGGGGCATGATTGCCCACGCGCTAGATCCTAGAAGTCTTATAGGCTGACATGACTGTACCTATTACGACACTTCGCAGCACATTAGCTGCCGCACTTGTAGATAATACAAAGTACCAAGTTTTTGCTTTTCCGCCTGCAACTGTTTTGGCGAACTCAGTTATTGTCAGCCCTTCAAGCGAATACATCGTGCCTAGCAATAACTCACAGATTTCAGTCAGTCCTATGGCTAACTTTCAGATTGTTATTACGACCATGCTCTACGACAACGAGGGAAACCTTAACGGGATAGAAGATTTTGTATGCAGAGTGTTCGCACTGCTCGCGGCATCTGGTCTGGTCTATAATGTAAGCGCAATAAGCGCACCTAGTGTTCTCAACGCCGCAAGCGGAGACTTGCTTAGCTGTGAGATGTCCGTATCAATCCTAACGAGTTGGAGTTAATATGTCCGATTGGGAAAAAGAAAACGCAGCCTTTCTCGAAAAGATCGGGCAAGTTGCGCCAAAGCCAGAAGCAAAGCCAGTAACTAAAAAGGAAGAGGAATAATCCGATGGCAGTTTATTTAGCAAACACAGGAGTTCTAACTGTTAATTCGGTAGATCTCTCATCATTGGTTACAAATGTAACTATCAATCACAGTTTTGATGAAATTGAGGTCACGGCACTTGGAGACGCAGGGCATCGTTTCGTTAAGGGCTTGGAGGCTTCAAGCATTTCAATCGACTTTATCAATGATGCTGCAACAGCTAAGACCCTTCAGACATTGAACTCATCAGCTGTCTGGGGTAACAATGTAACAGTAACATTCAAGCAAACATCTGCTGCTGTATCTGCTGAGAACCCTCTCTATACCATGACCTGCTTGATCAACAACACCACTCCTGTATCTGGAGATGTCGCAAGCCTAAGTATGCAGAGTGTGACTTGGGCGGTATCAGGTACAATCGCAATAACAACAGCGTAATAACTAACTAAGGGGCAAAACCATGGCAAAACTAAAGATAGTTCGTAATGATGGAAGCGTACTAGAAGGCGAGATCACCCCAGCGGTGGAGTACGCATTTGAGCAGTACGCTAAAAAGGGCTTCCATAAGGCGTTCAGGGATGATGAAATGCAGACCTCGGTCTATTGGTTAGCATGGGAAATAACAAGACGCACTCCGGGTGAGAGTGTGAAGCCTTTCGGGATTGACTTCATTGAGACATTGAAAAGTGTTTCAGTGGAGGACTCAGACCCTTTAGCTTAAAGCGCGATCTTCCGTTCACCTACCTAATTGCTAGGCTAAGCATTAGGTTAGGGATCGCGCCACAGCAATTACTAGAGCTAGACCGAGTGATGCTCAATGCATTATTCCAAGGTCTTACAGATGAAGCAAAGGAGTCAGCAGATGCCAGTAGAGTTCGCAGGCGTAGATGAACTCCGCAAAGCCTTAAAAGCTTACGCTCCAGATCTAGACAAAGCTCTAAAGAAAGAACTTAAAGGGATCGCGGAGCCTGTGGTTAATAAAGCCAGAGGCTACGCTCCCGCCCTTCCACCCCTTAGCAACTGGGGTCGAGAGGGTGGTCGATTCCCTTCATACAATGGCACATCCGTTAAAGCTGGTATTCGCTTTAGCACAGCAAGATCAAGAAAGAATAACCGAGGCTTCTCCTCAAGTATTCGCATTGTAAACGCTACAGCGGCAGGTGCGATCTATGAGACAGCAGGGCGCTTGCCTGCTGGCACTAAACCTTCTTCGCGCCCTAATTTTGCAGCTGCAATGGGTGGGGAAATGAAAGGCAAAGAAAAAGAGCGAGGTCGACTTATCTATCGCGCTTGGGCAGAAGATCAAGGCAAAACACAGGATGCCATGGTCAAAGCAGTACTTAGAACCAATGCTCTTTTCCAATCTAAGACAGGCGGAGCAATTACTCGCGGTGTTAGGAAGGTTGCATAATGGCTCAGTCAAATATTGACATCAAGATTATTGCCGAGTTTTTAGGCAAGAGCGCATTTAAGCAAGCAGACACAGCAGCTAACAAACTTAATAAGACAGTCAAATCTTTAGGACAATCTTTCGGTGTTGCTTTCGGTGGAGCCGCTTTAGGCTATGCCATCAAGTCTACAATTCGTGACTTTGCAGATGCAGAGCGTGAGACTCAGCAATTAACTAACACAGTTAAAAATCTCGGATTAGCCTTTGCTGCTCCAGAGATTGATGCCTATGTGCAGAACATCGGTAAACTCTACGGAGTAACAGGCGATCAGGCAGTGCCAGCGATGCAGGCATTACTAACTGCAACAGGTTCAGTGTCACGATCTACCAAGATCATGAATGTTGCACTTGACCTTGCCGCTAGTCGTAATGCCGATGTCGCGCAGGTTGCTAAAGATCTCGCAAGTGCCTATGTAGGCAACACTAAGGGTCTTAACCAATACAAGTTAGGTCTTACAAAGGCTGAGCTTGCTGCTCTATCTTTTGATGAGATCCTAGAAAAGATTGGCTCTCAGACATTAGGATCGGCAGATGAAGCTGCAAAGACTTTAAGTGGTCAGTTAGCCATTCTTTCAGAGGTTACTAACCAAGCAAAAGAGCGCATAGGTGGCGGATTAGTTCAAGCCCTTGGTGGTCTTGGTGGAGCAAATGGCGCAGGCGGAGCAGCAAAGAATATCGAGAATCTTTCGATCAAACTTACTAATGCAATAACAGGCTTTGGCTATTTAGTGCAAGAGATCAAGGTTGCACAGCCTATCTTGGTTGCAGCAGGTATCGCGATCGGTCTTGCATGGGCTCCATGGTTCACGGCAATTGCGGCAGCAGGACTAGCCATCGGTGCTATCGGCAACGCCATGAAGAAAAACACCCCTAAGACTCCTCTTAACACAGGCAATCTATTTAACCAAGGTAAATTGTTTTTCCCTACTGGCGGAGATGCTGGATACAACAAGCGCAAGGCAGAGGAAAAGAAAGCAGAAGAAGCAGCGGCAGCCCGCGCTAAGAAGTTAGAGGCTATGGCTAAAGCCTCTGAGAAGGCACAGAAGGAAAGCCTAAAACTTGCTAAGGCTAAGGCTATCTTTGACTTACAGAAGATTCAGATCGAGGCAGCCCTCAAAGGTAAACTCTCTGAGGAAGATAAGATCCGTCTAAAGTTACTTCAGGCAATTGAGGAAGAAAACCTCACCAATGTCGAGAAGTACGAGAAGGCATTAGAAAAGGCTCAGGACAAGGCTAAAGAACTTCAAGCGGCTTTAGACAAGGTCAAGGCTGTAGAAGTAAAAGATCCTTTCAGCACATGGAAGGTCGATCCTCTTACTACTGCCATCACTGGATTAACTGGCGCACTCGGTGAAGTCCGCACAGGTATGACCTCTACAGGCGTTGCTTGGTCAGAAGTAGCGGCAAAGATCGCAGCTACTGAAGTTAAGCCTAACCTTTCAGAGTTTAAGTCATCTTTCAAGATGGCAACGGATGAGTCAGAGTCAGCAGTAGAGACCGCAGTGACAACACTTGGCTCTCTTACATCCACTGCAACTGCATCTATCGGGACAGCAACTACATCTGCAACAGATACCACTAACACAGCGATTGCAAGTTCTGGCACAGCAACAGCTAACACAATCGTGGAAACCTCACAGGCGGCAGCAGATGCTCTAGACAAGCTCTACAATGACTCCAATGCGGCACTATCAAATGCCACTACTGCAACTGTCACAGACTTCATGGCTACATCTTCAGCGGCTCTAGATAGCCTCAAAGAGATCCTAGCGGCAGAAGCGGCTGCTTACACAGCAGCGGCAGCGGCAGCAAGCCAGCAGGCAGCAGCCGATGCAGCAGACCTAGCGGGAGCGGGAACCGCTGGAGGCGGAGTAAACATTACTGTGAACACAGGCGTGGGAGATCCTAACGCTATCGCAGAGGCTATTCAGCAAGTCTTAATTGATGCAGGTAACCGAGGCACTCTAGACCTACAAGGTATCGGCTAATGCCATGGCTTCCAGAGTGGCGTGTAACAGTCAATGATGATGTCTACACCAATGTCACAAGCGTATCTTTTGCTTCTGGTCGCTTAGACATCGACCGCCAGCCTACCGCTGGCTACTGCCGAGTACAGATCATCAATACAGACGGCTCACCTTTTACCATCAATGTCTCTGAGACAATCACTTTAGAGCTTAAAGATTCATCTGGCACTTATGTGACTGTATTCGGTGGCGAGGTCTCAGACTTCTCCATCGGAGTCAGAAGTCCAGAGGAGACTGGCTTCATCACAGTAGGTACTCTGTTGGGCGTAGGAAGCCTTGCAAGGCTCACCAAGGCTGTATATAACACAGCCCTAGCAGAAGGCTTAGACGGCGCACAAATCGCCGCTATCTTAGGCAATGCCCTATCCCTGCCATGGTCACAGGTAATCCCTACACAGACATGGGCAACCTACCCTGCAACTACCACATGGGCTGAGGCAGAGACCAGAGTGGGAACAATTGACTCAGGCTTCTACACCATGATTGCCCTTGCAGCTTCTGCTTCTGCTAAGTCCAACACTCTGGCAGATCAGATTGCTAATAGCGCACTAGGTCAGATCCATGAGACCAAGACAGGCTTAGTTGATTATGACGATGCGGATCATCGCTCTAATTATCTAGTGGCTAACAATTACACTAACTTAGATGCCAACTACGCATCCCCTAGCACCATCCGCTCGACTACCCAGACTGCTCGCATTCGCAACAGCCTTATCTATCGCTACGGCACAGGGTATGCATCAACCTACAGTACCTCTAATGCCGACTCTATAGTCTCTTACGGGCTCTATGAGCGTTCATCTGACTCTAACATCAAAGACTCAACAGACATGGCTAATATCGCCACGAGAGAGTTAAGCCTACGAGCTACGCCTAGAGGCTCACTAGAGACCATTACCTTTAGACTTGACAATCCGAATATGCCTAGCGCGTTGCTGGACAACCTCATTAATGCCTTTTTTGGTCAGCCTGTCCTTGTGCAGAACTTGCCTTCTAATATGCTAGATGGTTCGTTCGGTGGCTTTGTGGAAAACATAGTCATGAACGCTACGCCTACTTTTGTGGATTTAACCCTCTATATTTCTGCCACACCATTCTCGTTGAGTTTATTACAATGGCAGACAATTACACCTGTTGACCTAACTTGGGCAGAGGTAAATGGTACACTTACTTGGACTAACGCGATCGGAGCTTTAACCTAATGGCAACTACAACTACTAACTTTGGGTTCGACATCCCACAAAGTTCAGACCTAGTTAAGGATGGCGCGACCGCGATCGCAGAGCTTGGTCAGGACATCGATACCAAGTTCGCAGGTCTTACAGTCAATGCCCAGACTGGGACTACCTACACAGCAGTCAAGGCAGATGGACTCAACGCTATTGTCACCATGGACAATGCCTCAGCCAATACCTTTTACATTCCAACAGATGCTACATACGCTTTCCCTACTGGCACTACTTTAATTGTGTACATGAAGGGTGCAGGAGTAACAACAATTACTGCAACAACTCCCGCAACAACTACAGTAGTCAGCGCAGGGGCAGTCATTGGCTCGCCTGTTTTGGCTCGTTACAAGTCAGCAGCTTGCATCAAGATCGCTGCTAACTCATGGATCGTAGTAGGTGCAGTTGCCTAATGCTCAATTCATTAGTAGGGATTATTGCCTCTAGTGGTGGGGCAGCCGCTGCGCCAGCTTACGAGTCCATCGCTACCATAACGCCCACAGGAACTTCTACTATCACTTTCAGTAGCATTCCATCGACTTACACATCTTTGCAGTTAAGAATGTCGGTAATTACTGCTACTGCTGGTGCTAATTTACAATTAAGATTAAATGGGGATACTGGCACAAATTACGCTAGACACTTTTTATTCGGTAATGGAGCTTCAGTAAGTGCAAGCGGCAATGCTTCTGTCTCTACTATGTATATTGATACATCTGGCACTCGTACTACATCTCCGATGGTTTCTGTTATAGATTTACACGATTACGCATCTACGACTAGATATAAAACTGTGCGCATGCTTGTCGGCTGTGATAATAATGGGGCTGGAGAAATTGATTTAATGTCTGGTCTATGGATGAACACATCCGCGGTAAACAGTTTAACAATTTTTGCTACACCTACATATAATTATTCAGCAGGTACTACCTTCGCACTATACGGAATCAAGGGAGCGTAAATGCCAGCAACATACGAGCCAATCGCTACCACGACTTTAGGTAGTACATCTGCAACAATTACATTTTCCACTATTCCTGCAACTTATACAGATTTGCGTGTTGTCCTTAATGCAATAGCCGATACTTCAGCAATAGGATATGACCTGCGTTTCAGAATAAATGGTGATACAGCAACAAATTATAGCGGTACAGATCTTTCTGGTAACGGGTCTGCGGCTTCATCAAACAGGACATCAAATCAAGTATATATGACTGCAACACAGAACACAGGTCTTGCCACCACGCCTAGTTTATTTACATTCGATTATTTTAGTTACGCTGGTTCTACAAATAAGACTGTACTTTCCACAGCATCTAGCGATAGAAATGGAAGCGGAGAAACATTGCGTAAGGTAAGTTTATGGAGATCAACATCTGCCATTACAAGCGTTTCTTTTTTTCCACAAACAGGTTCATTTGCAGCAGGCACTACAGCCACACTCTACGGAATATTGAAGGCTTAACAATGGCTAACACATATACACTTATCTCAAGCAATGTGCTTTCATCTAGTGCAGCAAGCGTGACCTTTTCTGCTATTCCTGCGACTTATACAGACTTGGTTGTTAGGATTACAGCAAGAAGTGACAGAGCAGCAAACTCATCCAACTTGGGTATCAAGTTAAACGGAGCAACTACAAACTATTCAGATACAGAAATAATCAAAACCCAAAGCAACACTGCTTTTTCTTCTCGTCAATCTATTGGAGATTTAACTTATCAATACTTAGGAACAATTCCAGCCAGCAGTGCTACTGCCTCAACTTTTGGAAGTGCTGAGTTTTATTTACCAAATTACACGGTATCTCAAAATAAAGCTTCATCTACTTTTAGCGTCTTTGAGAACAATAGCGCAAGCACCTCTGAAATTAATGCTATTGCAAATCTTTATAGTTCAACAACTGCAATAACATCAATTGAAATCAGCGTACAAACACCAACGGCTAACTTTGTTTCAGGTTCATCTTTCTATCTATACGGCATCAAGAACTCATAAGGAGCAACAATGACAACAGCAATCGAAGTAAACTGTGCAACAGGTGAGGTCATCGAGCGTCCATTGACAGCCGATGAAATTGCAGCCAATGAAGCAGCGGCAGCACAGGCAGAAGCAGATCGTCTAGCAGCAGAAGCAGAGGCAACAGCTAAAGCTGAGGCTAAGGCTGCACTACTGGAGAAGCTAGGCATTACAGAAGATGAAGCGAAGCTGTTACTTGGATGAAGGCAAAGCTCTCTAAGGCTGCTGTCCAGTTAAGGGAGCAGATCGATGACTCATTCCCAGATCGTGACCGCGCATCGGATGGTTGGATCGGTGATACCCGACACGCTCATCGCAAGTCGGATCATAACCCTGATGCTGAGAATTGGGTTCGTGCCCTTGACCTCGACCGTGACCTGTTTAAGGGATCGCGACCAGACATCATGCCAGATCTTGCAGATCAGCTTCGTGTCGCTTGCAAGTCTAAGCAAGAAAAGCGTATTAGTTACATTATATTCGATGGACAAATCTGCTCACCCATCCTCAATTGGAAGTGGCGCAAGTACACAGGGGCTAACAAACACACCAAGCACTGTCATGTCTCGTTTAAGAAAGCGGCTGACAATGATGGTGCTTTTTATCAAATACCTATGTTAGGCGGAGAATAATGAAGATCAAGCACCCTGCATACTTAGCTGCTGGAGCATTCTTGGCAGCATGGGCATCATCTAACTTTGAGGCAGATTACCGCGCAATCCTATGGGCTGTGCTATCTGGTGTATTCGGATACGCGAGCCCTAAAAAGTGACACAGGCAGATTTCTTTACCCTTTACATTGCCACCATTGCTGCATTGGGTGGCTTGTCTGGCTATGTAATCACACATCTATTGTCAGAAATTAAGCGACTCAACACGCGGGTCGATGAGATCTATAACATCTTGCTCGACAGGTAGCATTGTGCTATGGCAAGAAAACCTACTAAGGCATTAGAGGATCAAGGTTACTCCAAGCTCGATGCTTACTGCATTGGGCTACACGAGTATTACAAGTCATTGCGTAAGGCTGGCTTTAGTGAAGGTCTAGCCCTGTTTATGATTACCGATGTTCCATCCTATCCGCGCTGGATCTTGCCAGACCCAATCGAACCAGAAAAGCTGGGCGATTATGAGGATGATGAGGATGACGATTAAGCGAATAGTCGTAGTCTCGGACTTACAAGTCCCTTACCATGACAGGGTTGCAACACGCAATCTTGCTAGTTTCATCAAGAAGTTTAAGCCAGATCAAGTAGTCACCATTGGTGATGAAATCGACCTACCACAGATCAGCAAGTGGGAGGAGGGTCGGATGGGCTCTTATGCCCAGACCCTAGATGATGACCGCAATGAGGCAGTAGATCTACTCTGGGAGTTAGGCGTTACAGACTGCATCCGTAGTAATCACACAGATCGCTTGTATAACATCATCATGGCTAAAGTCCCTGCTTTCGGGGCATTGCCAGAGCTACGCTTTGAGAAGTTTATGCGCTTTGATGAGTTAGGCATTACCTTCCACAAGAACCCTATGCCTATTGCACCTAACTGGATTGCAGTGCACGGAGACCACACACCCATCAAGCCACAGGGGGGCTTATCAGCCCTAGAAGCGGCTCGTAGGCATGGAAAGAATGTCATCTCAGGACATACTCACAGAGCAGGGCGATCAGCCTTCTCAGAGGCTTCTGGGGGGCGTATAGGGCGTGTCCTACATGGTGTAGAGGTAGGCAATCTCATGGACTTTAAGCAAGCTGCATACACCAAGGGTGTGGCTAACTGGCAGCAAGCCTTCGCCATTATCTATGTTAACAAGGCTAAGGTGCAGGTCGACCTAATCAACATCGAGAAGGATGGCACATTCATTGTGTCTGGAAAGTCCTACGGCAGACCTAGATAATCGTTATCATTTCGTTATCTAAATGTGCTTGATTAGTCTGTCATCTATGCAACACTAATCCTGTAGCCAATCAAGGGCATTGGCACAGATAGGAAATACAATGATTTGCAACTACTGCCACGAACCAGTAGAAATCATGGCATACCGATTAGGTGAGGCTATGTGTCTGGATTGCGCCAAGTCAGCATTCTATAAGGTGCTTGAGAATGGCAACCAAGTTTTAGCCACAAGGCAGGTGGCATAATGAGCAATCTAGATAAGCTGTTTATTATCAGCATTATTGGTATCTTCATAGGCTTTGCTATTGTCATCTTTGATGTACAGCGCACAGCTTATGACAAGGGCGTACGCGATGGCTATCACCGTGGTCGTAGCATCAAGGGGCAGGAATGAAAGCGAATGAAATCCTGCTCACAGCAACCGACACGATCTCTGAGCGTGGCTTATCATATGGTCACCCTTCGGATAACCTGCAACACACCGCAATGCTCCTCTCAGCATACCTACAAACACCAATACACGACTATCAGGTGGCAGGGATCATGGTCTTGGTTAAACTTGCACGGACTAATCAATCCGCACAGCACATCGACAACTGGATCGACCTATGCTCCTATGGCGCACTCGGTGGACAACTAGCTACAGAGGAGAACGATTTATATGTTTAATTTAGCCGATTACGAGCCAGTAGAGGTGAGACTTGAAAAGTTTATTAAGGACTATCCATCATTTCGCATTGCAACTGAGCTTGAAGTGGTCGAGGCAACTCGATACATTGTTAAGGCTTATCTATTTAAGGATGCTGGCGATAGCGTTGCATGGGCAACAGGGTACGCTGAGGAAACAGTGTCTCAGCGTGGTGTTAATCAGACTTCAGCACTGGAGAATTGCGAGACTTCGGCGATCGGCAGAGCACTTGCAAATGCAGGTTATGCGCCTAAAGGAAAGAGACCAAGCCGAGAGGAAATGAGCAAGGTCGTAGCTGCTAAGCCAGTTAAGCCACCTGTTCAGGAAGTCAAGGCAGATGATCAGGATTACTGGACTACTCCAGTGGGTCAGTACAATAAGGTAGTGGATGCGCCTGTCACGCTTGACAAGGCTATGGAGACTGTGGCTGCAATTATGGGAACACCTGAAGCAGTAGAAGCACCAAGCTGTGAGCATGGGCATATGCGCTTCAAGGAAGGCGAGAAGAACGGCAAGTTATGGGGCGGCTACTTCTGTGACACAGCAATCTCATCGGCACACAGATGCCCTACTCGCTGGTATCAATTGGTAGAAGGCAAGTGGCAACCTCAGAAGGTGTGGGCATAGCATGGGTTTTGTAGAATATTTTGATGAGACAACAGGCACATGGACTAATCTTGAAGATGTGCCACTATTTGACACTATTAACTGTCAGCTATGCAATGAGCCTACACAAGCTCATGACATTGTTGCAGAGATCCACTTTAAGGATGATCAGCCAATTGTAGGGGCATGGCAATGCCGTAAGTGTAAAGCAGTCAATGGCTAGTCAAGCAAGGAAACACAGAGGCTTCCGAACAGAACGCGTAGTCGCACAGTACCTATCGACTGTGTGGAGTGGTGCAACTGTTGGGAGAGGTAGTGGCAAGGATATTGTTAATGTACCGTTTGATGTTGAAGTCAAAGCCCGCGCTGGATTTCAACCATTGGCGTACTTAAAGCAATTGAAGGCTCGTACATCCGTTTCGGGGGAACTCGGATTCGGAGTCATTAGACTCAACGGACAAGGTGAAGATGCGCGTGAGTATGCCGCCATCATCCGTCTAGAGGATCTCTTGCCACTACTTATACTTAAATATGGTCATCTTAATAGCGAACCCACAGAGGCAGACATTGACCGCTGCACAGGCTGTGGGTCTTACATGATACAGAGGTGCTTAACATGCCAGCCTATGACTACAAATGCTCACGATGCGATCTTAGTCAAGAGATCTATCACGGATGGCACAGTAGACCAGTAATACTTTGCACTTACTGTAATGAGCCAATGTCCAAAGTAATAGCAGCTACACCTGCAGTATTCAAGGGCTCTGGCTTCTACTCAACAGATAAATAGTTATCTACATAAGTTATCCACAGGGCATAGAAAGGTGATCTCAATGAAGCGACACGCCGCTCTGAGCAGGGCTTTTACAAATGTAGTTGACACATCGGGTACGCTAACACAGCAGAGCCTCTCAAAGGCTCACCGCGAGCCCCTTAGGGGCGTAGCTCGCGGGGTGCTAGTAGCTATTGGGATAGCTCTATGCATCATGCCTGATGCAGGTGGCTCTAAACCAATGCAATATGTAACCTATAAAGAATATGCTTTACATCTATTACATTATGATTATAAGCAAATGAAGTGCTTAGGTAAGCTCTATGGTAAAGAGAGTGCATGGAATCCTAAGGCTAGTAATGGATCACACTATGGAATACCACAAGGTAAGAGTGAGTGGCTTAAAGACCAAGATGGTTATGCACAAGTAAGATGGGGCTTAGGATATATAGAGCATAGATATCAAACTCCATGCAAGGCTTATGATCATTGGAAGGCATATAATTGGCACTAGACAAGCTCAACTCAAGGCGCTATAGAGAACAGCGCGAGCGAGTGTTCAAGCGTGATGGTCGTGTATGCCAGCTATGTGGCACAGATGAGGGTGAGATGCACATCGATCATGTGATACCACGCAAGGTAGGTGGCGATCATTCATTAGATAATCTGAGGGTGTTATGCAAGTCATGCAATCTACGCAAGGGTGCGCTCAATGAGGGCGTTTTTTTAGCACGAGCGGCTAC